GTTAAATCAAAATTTTCCCCACCTACCCCAGTGTAAAGCAATACTCTGTGTGCATCATGTTCTGGAGGCTCGCTCCATGTAAATCTAAAATTACTAAATTGTTTATATACTCTAAAGTTTCTCAGCTTGCCTGGAGCAAAATCATCTCTTCCTATTGTAGCTCTTGACTCTCCAGCATCAGAAGATCTATGATCTACAGTGTAAGCTCTTAGTCTACCGAAATACGTTGTATTAGGTAAAACATTTCTTATTTCAAAATGACCTGAACCCTCAATGTTGTATAAATTTTCTTCGTCACCGCGTACGTCTGATTCGAATATGTTATAGTTTTTCGCTATACCAACACCATTTGTTTCGTCAAAAAGTTCAATATGATATTTTTGGAAATTTGAAAAAGTATGAAAAGCTCCACTGTAAAAAGCATGAAGAATAGGGTAATGGCCATGCCTATCCGTACCCTTACCTTCTTCTCTGATTTCTCCAGATAATAAAAATCCTGGAGCTCCTCCAAATTCTGTCAAATCAACAATGTTACTATTAACAGAATCACTAGCGTTAGAGGAGTAATCTACAGCTCTAATATGGAATGCACCTAGACCCCCAATACTTATAGGGTTTCCTTCGTCATCTGATATCTGCCCATTAGATGTGTTTGCCGTATAATTTACATAAGATGTATTTCTTCCTGGGATTTCAAGAAAAAATTCATTTGAATCCTTGGGGATATTCCTGGATGAATCTAGAGGGTCTTCGTATACATCTGTATTTTCTAAATCGGGATTACCTCCATCTATCCATCCAGTATATATTCTATATCCATAAATATCTGCATCAGCGTCTAAAGCGGTTTGCCACTTAAAACTCATTAAATTTGGGAAAACAGTATTTAATGTAACTCTAAAACTTTCGGGAGGTACAGGTGGTTGGGTATCAACTGAGCCCCTAAAAAATAATACTTTTTCAGCCGTCTTACCATGATTGTTAGCTTCAGACCATCTTAATTCGTAAAATCCATCAGCATTAGGCAATTCAAATTGACCAGATAAAACATCCGTAGCATATTTATCTACTACTTCTTCGTCCCAGACTTGACATGCCTCAAATTCTTTCGCGCCCAGTTCAGAAATATTTCTAGGTCTTTCAATTTTTAATATGTCAGTAAATTTAGAATCTTTATAATTTGGAATTACTGTTGTTTTATTATCAGTTCCACCATATTGAGCTTTACCAGTTACCGTAAAGCATGTATTTTCATAAACCAACACTCCATTTTTATCAGTATATTTTATAAATTCTCCAATCGCATTATCATACAAAACCTTATTAGCACCACATGACTGCTCTCCTGAAACAATATATTGCCCGTCTTTAAGCACTGGTTTACCATTAACGGTGCTAGTCAAAAGTTTTCCATAATATTCTTCATCAATTTCTTGAACTCTAATTTCATACCTAGGAGTGTTTGATTGGTCTTTGGTATAATATTTTTCATTACCCAAGGTATCATGAAAATAATAATTTACAATAGATACCCTGCTGCCGTCTTGGTTTACAAAACCTCTTGGATCAACTAATAAATCAACAGTATTTTCTTTTGGATAGCCATAGCTAATAATCTGAACTTCTGGATCATCAACTCCTCCATCTCCTGGAGGCAATATAATAGTATCCCCTGGTTTCTTTTTCTTTAAAGTGTTATCGTATTCAAAAGTGGTGCCATCATAAATATCTGAAGGTACGTCTGTTTTTCCAAATTTATCTCTATTATATTCTAGCCCTACTATAGAATAAATTCCTTCGCCATTTTCTTTTTTAGATAATAAAGTATACTCTTTTGTAAATACTACATCATTGCCTACATTATCTTCTATATCCAGAACATAATAAGATCCTTCTCTTAACTTTTCTTTATTTTCAGATCTATCTGTTCCATGTCTCAGGTTTTTTAAAACACCGCTTTCTAGGAAATAATCATTTAAAGTTTTATGTAATGCTGTTGAGCTGGTATAGGTATTGTCAGAAGTTTTTAATAATATCAAATCTTCATTAGAATTTGTTATTATTTTAGTTCCAGAAGGTGTGTTAACTAAATAATTATTTATATTTGGATTATCGCTTTGAGCAGAATTTAACGGTATATGGTTCCAGCTGCTTCTATTTCCATCATCTTGACCTCCAACGTCTTCTCCATGTCTATGTACAAATGTTTTATATATAGAATCATGCTCTCCATCTTCACTAGGGATAACAAAAGATATTGATTTATATTTATAATTATCTAAATCTAAAGTTTGATCAAGTAAAATGAAATTGTCAGAAGTTAATTGCTTGTTGTTTTGGAGATGTTTAACTCTACCGCCAATTCCATTATTATTTCTTAATGTATCTTTTACGGTGAAAACTTGACCAGGAGTCATATATTCCGCTTTCCTGTCTGTTTGGAAGCTTACGTTTTCTTCCTCTAAATTAGAGGTTAAGAGTATCCATCTAGCAAGCCTTAAAGCTTGATCCCTGGATGTACAACCTACCGCTGTAATATCTTTTTGGAGTAATCCAAATCTTAAAATACCTTCAGGATCTTCCAGGTATTCGTATTTAGGCAAAAATGAATCATCTTTATCTTTGTATGCTACCTTTACTGCTGTAAATCTTGTCCTGTAAGCGGCTCCACTATATCTAAATCCACCTTCTAAGACTGTATCATTTGTGAAATGAAAAACAGGCTCCTTAAGATCGTTCGCAGATATAACAATATCTAAATTATCGAAATAAACTATAGCTCTAAAAACTGATGCAATTTCATTGATAACCTGATATGCATCCGCAGCACTATTAATTAATATATTACAAGAAAACCTTCTTTCTTGAACAAATTCATTGTCGTCACTTGCTGGTAAAGAAGTTGGAACTAATTGATCACAATATTTAGCTAGCTTGTAAAATTCCCATTTATCTACATTAATATCTTGAATGTATTCCCCTATGCCGTAACGATCACTATGGATTAAATCCCACAAAATCCATGCTGGATTATCTGTCCATTCAAGCTCAGACTTAAATAATCCGTCCCATACACCTTCGTGCCTTTCTTCGCTAGTGTGTTTTGTTCCCTTAGCTCCTCCTGCTGCGCCGTAAGCTCTTATCTTAGTTGGTCCATCAGGACCTTCTTCTTTCTCTACATAATTACTTGGAACTTTTACTTTTTTTAATTTTAAATGGAAAGACCTATTAGGAATATTGGAAAAATTTTCAGCATTAACTAAAGTTCCAACTACAGCAGAAGAAGGGTAAGATAAGTTTTGATTTACAATTTCTGTAACCGCATCTAAACTCGCACCAAATTTACTTTTAAAATTATACGACTCTTCTGTAATGTTCCTTATAAAAACTTTCCTTGGCCTATTACTTCCTATATCTTTAGGGTCAGTTATTTTTACAAATATATCTTCTTTGTAAGGAGAAAGAGCTAACCCGCTAATATATAAGTATACATTATGCTCATTCACACCATCATCTAAGACTTTTACCGCACTATTTTCTGGTAGAGTTCTGTGAGTCACTCCAGTGAAATCTCCCCAGATATGAAAAACTCCAACATTTGGCAGTTGCTCTCCATCATCAGCTATTTGATAGCATTGCTGAACCCCTATAGTTAAACCTAACCAATCAACATCTTGATCAATAATTGAATGAGTATGCTGACTATTGATTTGCTTGTTTTGATTAGTTCCTTCTCGCTCATCTAATCTTACTTGATTTGTTAAATTTAAGTTTTTAGATATAGTTTGAGACGAATACGCAAAATCTTTTAACCAGTAATATGGTGATGTGGCATCAGTATACTGATCATCCTCTCTTGCGTATAGACCGACTTGATCCTCTATACCTTTTTTGTATGCTAGGTGTATGTTTCTAAAATTGTAAGCGCCTCTTTCTGTAGCAGCATCTATTACTGTATTTTTTACAGGAATTTCATTTAGATAAACACCTTTTAGTATGTCGGTTCCTGTTACAAATTTTCCAGTTTCATCGCAAAATCCTTGAATAGGCCCCTCTGAAACTAAGTCTAATGTTTTTACAAAACTTGTTGATTGCAGTTTTTCTCTATCCGCATCGGAACTTGGACCTTCCACCAAATTCCTAAAAAACAATCTAGGCTCAGTATTGCTTGCAAAAGCGTAAATATTGACACCCATAACAGTTTATTCGTTTTGAGACTCGATCTCAGCTGCTAATTCTAGGCTGCTATTCCAGAGTTCATTAATCCCTACCGCCGTCAATCCGCCATACCCCCAGCCTTCGTCTGAAAAATTGACGTCTAGAGACTTTACTGCCGCATTGAAGGCTATTAATGAAGATGATTTTGTATTACCATCTCCGTCTTTTACTTTTACTATCGCATCTGTATCTTCAACTGTTTCAGAATTAATAACATTGGACACCTCTAAATCTGTTAATGGTGCTAATGCCCCAGCCGCAGTATTTGAGCTAAATTGATTTACTGATATTGCACCTTCAGTATTACCGCCTTCATCAATCAAATCTTTGGTAACAGCTGGAAAAGGGGTAATTCTGCAATTTAAGAGAGATGAGGAAACCACGTTACTACCGACCCTTAATCTGCCGTAACCTATCGGAACTGGAGACCCTTGAACTGTATTGTTTAAAGGCCTGGAAAAAACAAACGAAGTTGTGTTTTTAGCTTCAGGCCCTTTTGCCTCATCGGGCATTGTTATATCAATATCTGGCGAATCAACACTTGGAGCCTCCATTAGCATCCCCATTAATCCGCTTGTTACCATAGCCATACCAACATCGAAAGCTATATCACCAAGTGCTATACCTAGATCTTGAAAAAATCCTTCTGGAACATAATTTTCACTAATATAACCTAAACCAAAGCCTAAAATTGCTGTGATGCCCCCTACTATAGCTACATCTTCAGGAGTTTCCATATCAAAAATTCCAGCACCTTTTATGATTGGAACAATATTTAAAGTCTTTTTATCTTTTATTGATAATTCAATTTCCTGAGATATTCTCAAGGGCTTATCGTCAGCTAGAGCTATATATTTTACCCCCTCTAAATCTTTTTTCTGCAAATATGCCCAAAAATTTTCAGTATTAGCATCTAAAGCTTTAAAGGCTTCGGCTGGAGTGCTCACATCTAAACTCCAATTTTCCCCAAATTTTTTGCCTAAAAAACCATGTAATTTAATTTCCATAAAAACCCTTATTCCTCAATACTTAAGTTACACATTTTTATATACTGTTCCAATTCATCTAATAAATTATTTTTTACATAATATTCGCTCGGATATGTTAAAGAAAATTTTTCATCTTTAATACTGAATATTAAAAATGGAATAAGTGTCTCATTACATAATGATTTATCTATTTTGGAAGGCGAGCAATCTGAGGATGGGTGTGAGTGAAAAACCGCCAGAACTTCACCTTTTTTATTTGCATTTATGAAATCCTTAGGGGATATTTCAAAATTCAATTTTTTATCAATATTAATATTCTCGCATTCTACAGCTACTATACCTTTGCCTTTTCCAATTTGTATTAAAAAGCCGCATATCTCCGTCTGCTTGTTGCTTAGAGATATTTTTTTTATATCATTTAAAGGTTTGTAGTATTTGTTTTTATTCAATTTAAAAAAGTCTGCTAGATGGAAAACCTCCAAATCTTAATGGATCGTTAGGTGTCCCCTCAAACCTCAACTTACATCCTAATAGATTTTTCGCACATTCATCTCTGACCCAGGTTTTTGAGTCTGATGATGGCCTATTCGCTGAAGAAGAAGTATGATCAACGGTAGCGACGAACACAATAGGTCTAGCGACGCCAGCCTCGTAAGTAATCATAAACACATAGTCGTTCACATTGTATGCAATATTTTCTACCCATGTTCCTCTGTCAACTAAATTCCCTGTAAATTTGACATTATTACCATCCGCACATGGCACTCCTAGGTAATTGCAATTTTTACCTCTATACTTCCATGAACAGTAATTATTTATAACTCTCCTTTTAGGGATATGTACACCTTCTAGGTCTAATGCATTAGCGAGTTCATATTCAATAAAATTTTTATTTTCCTCGGACTTTTGATTTATATACCAAACATCTTGCCTCAATGTAGCAGTAGGGTCTGGGTGGACCCCCACTTTCCTCCAGTACTCTATATCCTCTTCATAATTTACGAAATTTTCTTTATCTAAATATCTTACAAAAGTTCTAATCCTGGTCACCTTAGCCTTAATCATGTCATCTTTGTCTAAAATATATTTTGAAAAATAACCTAAATGATTGAAAAGCTTTAACCTCGGCCTACCCATACTTCCATCAGCCCTTGTGGAGAAGTCATTACCTTCGTAAGGTATATAAACATAAGTCTCCCCGCCAAAAAAAATATCTGTATTCATGTTATTTATCCCGCCCTGAAATCTTATTACATCATCTGTGTTAGGAATTTGAGATATTTCAAATAACTCCACAATAGTATCTTTACTATTGTCAAATAGTTGAGCATTAATTTTGGCCTGTTTTTTGTAAGACATATTTAATATATTTTATTAATTTTTTTTAATATTTCCAATGAAACCTTCTGTCTACAAACTCTTCAACACATAAAACTTTTAAAGTATGTGAATTTTTAAATAAATAAGTATGCTCAATTTGTGGGGCTGAAAATTTAAAAACTTTCCCTTCTTTATCTTTGAAATGAAATGTTTCAAATCCTCGTTTGGATATAAAAAATGAAAGCAATTTTAATAATGTTAAATTGCTAATTTTGTCGAAAACCAACGAAGCGACAGAGACTGAGCTATGCTTGCCATTGTCACTAGATTGATTTCTGGATTGAGAAAGAAAAGAAGAAGTATTTATTGAGTTGAAGTTGGTGCTTAAATTATAAGGGTAAGACGGGCTGATATCTAGGTCATATTTATCCATATAATCCTCTATAGCATCCTTGTGCTCTTGAGGTAAGCTTTTTGCATATAAAATATACTTAGAATTAAAATGGGAAAAATCTTGATTTACAAAACCAAGTCTTAAACTATTATTATCATGATAAGTATTGTTGTACTCTAAGGATGGATTTCTAAACCATTGAATTAAATATGGAGGTATTGAATATAAAGATTTATAAGAATCTTCGTCCGAAACCTTGCTTCTCTCTATAAATTGCATCGGAAATTGTTTAGACCCTCTAGAATTTTCAAAAAAGTCATTTAACTTGAGAGCTTCTTCGTCTGACCTTGAGTCGAAATTTAATTGAAAATTTATATTAAAAGTGTTAATTAGATTAGGAACAATATGAGTATATTGATTTTCATATAATTGGCTGGATATCATAAAATCTATAGAAACAGATGAGCCATAAGAAGGTAAAAATTTAAAAAAATTATCTAAATTAAATTTTTTAACAGTTAAATCTAGTTTTGAATTTTTTATAAAATCTTCAAAAGTATTGTAATGATCCGCTCCAGTATTTTTTGCTTGATCAAAATAATCGCTAGAAGATATATCCCATATTTTCCCCAAACTCATCTCACACTCTCCATGACTTCTATTTGACCTTGCATCATGTTATTTTTAGAAACACTTAAGTCTTGACTAGTAACCCTCCCAAAACAATTCAATTCCTCGCCTCGTGTTATTCCATCTCTGTTTTTGGGCTGAGTAGATATTTTTGCAAAATCTCTTCCTGAAAATTCAATAAAATTGCCTATATTTTCTCCAGCTATTGAAAATCTTTTGTAAACAGTACCCAATCTAACGTCTTGCGGGTATTCATGACCTATAACATAATTAGGTATCCTTTCACAATCAATTGAATATGAAATTTTATTAGGAAAGTCTAAACCTATATTATTTTTGTTGAAATTTCT